ACGTCGTCGACAACCTTCCGGGTGGCGGCAAGATCGTCAACGCGGCTCTCCTCACGGACAGCGACAAGATGGCTGCGGCCTTCTTCGACGCGGCTGCGGCTCTGGACGGCAAGTACATCCCGGCTGACCGCTGGGCTGCCCTGAAGCCGGTCCAGTACTACGCTCTGGCCCAGAACACCAAGGTCATCAACAAGGACTGGGACGGCAAGGGTTCGTACTCGGACGGTAAGGTCTTCAAGATCGCGGACATCCCGGTCTTCAAGTCCCTGAACCTCCCGAACGGCACCAACGTGACGACCGGCCCGGCCAAGTACCAGGGCGACTTCACGACCACGGCTGGCGTGATCTTCAACAAGGGCGCTGCCGGCACCGTGAAGCTGCTCGATGTCGCAATCGAGAGCGAATACATGGTCTCGCGTCAGGGCACCCTGATCGTCGCCAAGTACGCAGTGGGCCACGGCTCGCTCCGTCCCGAGTGCGCTCTGGAACTCGCCACGGCGTAATCCACCACTCTCATCAGAACCGGGGCTCCTTAGGGGGCCTCGGTTTTTTTCTGTTTCTCGCTCCCCGGAGGCCCAATGTCCGCAAACGGACTAGCACCCCTGACTGAGCTTGAGGCCATCAACGAGGTTCTCGCCACCGGTTCGGAAAGCCCGATCTCGACGCTGGAAGACAACATCGTCATTGACGCCTCGCTCGCAATGAACACGCTCCGCGCAACCTCCGTGGAGGTCCAGACGCAGGGCTGGAACTTCAACACCCTCGAAAGCCTGTCCATCACCCCGGATCAATCCGGCGAAGTGAGGCTCCCTCGCAACACCCTTCGGATCGACACCGTAGGGGAAAGCGCGGCAATGAATTGCGTACAGCGCGGCCTGCGCCTCTTCAACAAGACCGACAACACCTACACCTTCACCAGCCCGGTGACGGTCGATCTGGTCGAGGGTCTTGACTTCGAAGACATGCCCTCCTCGGCGCGCATGTACATCACCATCAAGGCGGCTCGGAAGTACCAAGACCGCTACTTCGGTGACCCGAACACCCACTCCTACACCATTCAGGACGAGCTTCAGGCCCGCGCCGCGATGATGCAGGAGGAGCTGGATAGCACTGACCCGAACATGCTGACCGACAGCCAGTTCGTGCGGAACCTCTTGGCTCGCACCTAACGTGTCCAAGATCAGCGGCTCAATCCCGAGCCTCGCAAACGGCGTCAGTCAACAGGCCATGGCGCTCCGTCTGGCCTCTCAGGGCGAGCTTCAGGTCAACGCCTACTCGACCGTTGTGGACGGCCTTAGGAAGCGCCCGCCGACCAAGCGCATCGCAGCCATCAACGGCTCCGTCCCGGCGTCGGTCCACACCCACATGATCGACCGTGACGCCACCGAGCGTTACGAGGTCCTGATGTCCCCCACGGGCATCCGCGTGTTCACCCTCGACGGCATCGAGAAGACCGTCAACACGCCCGATGGGTTCGCCTATCTCAGCTACTCCGCTGGCCCTGCCAAGCCGCCCTACAGGACGGTCACGGTTGGCGACTACACCTTTGTGGCCAACACCACGAAGACCGTCGCCATGGACCCTGCAGTGGTCGAGCAAGCGTCCCCTAGCGAGGCCCTCGTCTACGTGATGGCCGGCAACTACGGCAAGGACTACAAGATCACCATCAACGGCGCTGTCGTCGCTTGGTATCGCACCCCGGATGGCACGAGCGCTGCTCAGGCTCCCGCAGTCGACACCAACTTCATCGCCCGCAGGCTCGCCAATGGTGAGACCGTGGCGCTGTCGACGACCGTCAACGGTGGCGCCAACGGCGACTGGACTTGGAAGGCTGCCGACACGAACCTCGTCGCGGCTGGTATCACTGCTGGCAACGGCTGGACCGTCACGGTCAACAAGGGCACCATCTACATCAAGAAGAACGATGGAGCTGCGTTCTCAATCGGCGTCGAGGATGGCTACAACGGCCACGCCATGAAGTCGATCCAGAAGACCACGCAGGACTTCGCGGACCTCCCGCCGTTCTGCACCGATGGCGTAGCGATCCAGATCACCGGGTCCGTCTCGACCAAGTTCGACGACTACTTCGTGCGCTTCGGCAAGCAGTCCCCAACGGACACCATCAGCACCCCCGGTGTGTGGCGCGAGATACCCAAGCCGGGTGCCTCCAAGGCATTCGACGCGGCAACCATGCCCCACGTCCTCGTCCGCGAGGCCAATGGCACCTTCACCTTCAAGAAGGCCACATGGGACCTTCGCAAGGCCGGCGATGACATCACGTCGCCAGCCCCATCGTTCGTCGGCCAGAAGGTGAGCGATGTCGTGTTCTTCAAGAACCGCCTCGGCTTCCTCTCAGGGGAGAACGTGGTCCTGTCTCGTGCAGGCTCGTTCTTCGACTTCTGGAAGGCCACCGCCACGGCGCTGCTGGACGATGATCCGATTGACGTGGCGTCCTCCGAGACGAACGTGTCGATCCTGCGGTCTGGTATTGGCTTCGCTGACAGGCTCGTCCTGTTCGCTGACCAGAACCAGTTCACCTTCAAGGGTAACGAGCTGCTCACCCCGAAGACCGCCTCTATCCGCGCCTCGACGTCCTATTCGGCGTCCAGCAAGGCAAGGCCGGTTGCGGTTGGTGACGCGATCTTCTTCCCTGTCGACCGTGGGCAATTCTCCATGGTCAGGGAGTACCGCATCGACGCGGCATCGGGCGAGGCATCCGCAGACGATGTCACCGGCCACGTCCCTCAGTACATCCCCGGCTCCATCATGAAGATGGCCGCATCGAGCCATGAGGACATCCTCGTGGTGCAGGCTGATGGGAAGCCCGAGGAGCTGTTCGTCTACAAGTACTACTGGTCGAACAACGAGAAGCTCCAGGCATCGTGGTCCAACTGGACGTTCCCCGGAGTGACCCGCATCCTCGACTTTGGCTTCATCTCGTCGCGCTTGATCCTGATCGTTCAGCGAGGGGTCGAGACACTGATCGAGGCCATCGACGTTGAGCCGGGCGGCGTGGACGACAACTCGAACTTCATCACCCACCTCGACCGCCGCTTCATGGTGGACGTGCCAAACCTCTCGGGCGTCGACTATGACCCTTACGAGGACCACACGTACATCCCAATGGAGATCGACGTGTCGACCGGAGGCTACCTTTGTGTGACCGCTGGATCGACCAATCCGGGTGCCCTTAGGGTCGGCCTACAGGTCGAGGTTGTGGAAGCGGCACCAGACCACATCGTGGTTCGAGGCAATCTGACCAAGACGCCCCTCCACTTCGGCATCCTGTACACCAAGCGCTACAGGCTATCGGACATCTTCATCCGGCAGCAGTCACAGAGCGGCGGCACCACGGTGCTGTCCGAGGGACGCCTTCAGCTCCTCCAACTGATCTTCCTGTACTCCAAGACCGCCTACTTCCGTATCGAGGTCACACCGCTGGCTCAGGCCACGCGATCCTACGTGACCAACGGGCGCATGATGGGCGATCCCGAGAACAAGGTCGATACGGTCACCCTGAGTGACGGGACGTGCCGCGTTCCAATCCTCTCGAAGAATGACCGCGTACAGGTCGACATCGTCAACGACAGCTACCTCCCCAGCTCGCTCCTCAGCGTCGAGTGGATTGGTAGCTACACCGCCAAGTCCAGAAGGATTTAATGATCACAATTCGCAGGGCCAAAGTGGCCGACGCTACTTCACTGGCCCCGCGATTGCGGTCAGCAGATCGAGACGAATGCAGGGCAGCTTTGGGCATGGAGCCTGAGGTTGTCCTGCCGCTGCTCGTTCAGCAGGGCAACTACGTGTGGGCCGGCGTGGAACCTTCAGGCGAAGTCTTCGGCCTGTTCGGCGTCGACCCCGTCAAGGGCAATCCTCACATGGGGATCATCTGGATGGTCTCCACGCCGGCCATCATGAAATACCGCCGAGAGCTGATCACGCTCACCCCTAAGTGGCTCAAGAGGCTGCACCGGGTTCGCCCACTCCTCGGCAACCACATAGACGCTCGCAACACTACGCACATCCGCTGGCTCAAGCGCATGGGTTTCTCGTTCCTGAGGACCCACGATGAGTTCGGCGTTGAGAAGCGTCCCTTCCACGAATTTGCAAGATTGAGGTCATAACGAATGTGCATCGGCGCAGTCGGTATGGCTGTTGCTCAGTTTGCCCTGTCCGCTGCCAGCACTGTCGCAGGCTTCGCGGCGCAGTCACAGCAGGCTCAGGCGCAACAGCAATACTACAAGAACAACCGTGACGCAGCGAACAAGGCTGCCGTCAACACCTACGCGACCAACCAGAACCGCGCCCTACAGGAACGCAAGGCTGCCTCTCAGGAGACGCAGAACCTCCAGACCGACGCCATGAAGGCGCGGGGCACGGCTGAAGTTGCCGCTGGCGAGGCTGGCGTTACGGGTCTCTCCGTGGACGCTCTCATGGCCGACTACTACGGGCAGCAGGGCCGCTACGAGCGCACCCTAGACAACAACTATCAGATGCAGTCCGACTACCTCCGTGGGGAGATGGACAGCACCCAGGCGCAGGCCGAGGGGCGCATCAACTCGGTCCAGCAGGGCCAGAAGCCGTCGTTCGCTGACGCTGCCATCCGTATCCTCGGCGGCGGTCTCGATGCTTACGGCACCTATCAGAAGCAGAAGCAGCTCGCAGGGTCCTAATGGCACAAGGAAGAGTTCAGACACCCGAACTGCAGTCGAACGTTCGGCTAACGCCGGCACCGATGCAGTCGGACACCTACGCACCACCGCCGCGCCCTGTCGAGAACAACAATCTCGCTCGACTGGCAGACGCCCTCGGGTCCTTCTCCACGTCCGTCGGTCAGATCGCCCTACTGGGAAATCGCAAGACCCCCGAACAGAAGCAGAAGGAGCAGTGGGCTGCGGAGCGCAAATGGAACGGCATGACACAGGCCGACATCCGCAAGCACATCGACGAGGGTGGTCTCCCGGTCGAAGCTGACGTTGGCGCTCAGGCTGCCGCGAGAAACATCACCGGCACCGCCTATGGGGCCGAGGTGTCCCAAACCGTCCGCGAGCATCTCATGTCGGAGTTCGACTGGGACAAGGGTGACCCGAACGCCTACATCAATGAGCAGTTCGCGGCGATCCCGAAAGAGAACCTTGACGACCCGAACTTCGGCGCTGCCGTCCTTCGAGCCCGTGACGCCACCGTCAACTGGGCACTAGACTACGCCTCCAAGCGTAGGTCGGGACAGGTCGTCCAAGAGCGCAAGGATGCCGCCTTCGTCGGGCTCACCGGCCTGACAGCCAAGTGGGTTGACGAGAACCGGAAGCCTGAGGAAATCGCCCAGCTCCAGCTCAAGGCGTACACCGACTACGGCAAGGATGGCGTCCTCGGGGTCAACTACGACGACCTCGACGAGGAACGCCTGACCATCGCTCGGAAGCTCGCCGCCACGAACCCTGACGTGGCCGCTGCCATCCTCACGGCTACCCGTAAGGGACGCGGTGGGCAGGACATCAGCCTGTCGGGCAGCGATGCCCACAAGGACGACGTCTACCGCATCAACGGTCAGATCGCCAAGTCGCGCATCCGCATCTCGAACGAGGCGAAGATCGCAGAGGTCCAGTCCGTCAACAAGCAGCTCTTTAACGAGGGCGCTGCCGGCATGATCCAAGACTTCGACTACACCGACGAGAATGGCACCAAGCAGACGCTGACGGCCAAGGAACAGCGGGAACAGTTCTCCAAGGACTACATCCGCGAGAGCCGCGTCAGGGCTGGCTCCATGCGTGAAGACGGCAACGAGACCGATGATCGAGAGATCGAGAAGTTCAGCCAGAACAACATGCAGCATCCCCTGTTCAAGGCCCAGATCGATGGCCTTGCAGCGGCGACCAACAACACCACCCTGGCCGATCCGAACGCCAAGGCAACCCTTCTGGAACGCCTCAAGGCAGCCCGCAAGATCAGGGAGCAGAGCCCCAACGCCTATTCCGCGTACGGGGACGACAAGGATCGCCAGATCGCTGACGACTTCTGGGCGATGAAGCAGGGTCACCATGCAGATGGAACCCCATGGTCCGATGACGATGCCCTTAGGGCTACCATCCAGCTCAACTCACCGGGCAACAAGGGCGGCCTCCCGAGGGTCGACTTCGACAAACTCGACGGGCAGCTCGATGAACTCGGTGTGAACAAGTGGTTCGGCACTGTGGGCATGAAGCCCAACATGGTCTCCACCGTCCGCAACGATCTCTACAACCAGATCAACCGCTACGTTGGCACCGGCATGTCCGTTGACGATGCCACCAAGACGGCGGTCAGCGAGATGAAGTCCAACACCTTCCCGTACCGTGGAACGCTCCTGCACTTTGATGGGATGGTCGTCCCGAACAACCCCGACAAGGCGTTCGACTTCTTCATCGACAAGTTCGCCAAGGACAACGCTGCCGCCCTCGACGCCCAACACCTCGGGGCCGACGACATCACCATCCAGCCCATG